TGTCTGCTTGTGTTCCAGATAATTCTTCACCTGTAGCAGCATTGTCTGCGGTAACTGCTGTAATTACGATGCCTGGAGTTGCACCAGCAATATCTACAATGTCACCCACTCTTAATTCGTCACCAAAATTTGTTCCTGTTCCTGCGATAGCACTTGTTGATTGTGTCCAAGCAACTGTTCCTGTTAAAGTTGCAGAAGGACGATCAGAAGGACACCATGAAATTTTAAAGGTGTTTCCTAATGCACCTGCCCATTTTGCAGCTACTGATGCAGTAAAACTTGTCGCATTTGAACCACCAAAATCTGGATCATAACTAGTATAATAATCGTCAGATGTTTTAATTTGAACGTTTACATATGCACCAGTATTTGCAGTTGCATTCAATGGTGCATTTGCATGAGTAGTGGTTGTATTTGCTGCACGAACAACGTTTAATGCATTTGAATAAGACAAGAAATTAGCGGCAGTGAAGAAGTGTTCAAAGTTATCATCGTTTGGTTTTTGAAACATTTCTACCAAACTATCTTCGTCTGTGATTAATTTTACTTCTTCAATCGGACCCCAGCGGAACCTTCCAACAGCACCACCTATTGAAGTTGCAGCTGCAACCACAACATTAGTTAAATCAATCTCAGAAGTATTTACGCCTGGACTTACTAGAAAGGCCATTGTTATCTCCGTAAAAAGTGTGATTTTTGAGTGTTAAAGTATAAATTACTCTTAAAATATTTATAAATATTGGTATCTGGTGAATAATATTTAGTGTGTGGTAAAGATGAAATTTCCGCAAAAAGCAATTGACCGATTTAATTCTAAAGTCAGTAAAACCGAAAATTGTCATATTTGGACCGCTGCAAGACAGAAACAAGGGTATGGTATGTTCTCTTATGATGGTAAGTCATTGCCAGCACATCGCTTTGCATATCTTCTTCACAAAGGAGAAATTGCAGAAAATATGGTCGTTCATCAAACCTGTGAAAATAATGCGTGTGTAAATCCAGAACATCTCGTTCTTCAGACCAAAAGTCAAAACAAAAGAAACTACAATTCAGTTCGTGTCAGTAAAGAGATGGTAGAACGAGAAAGTGTAAAATATCTTTTTCGTTTGAGAAATCTAAGGCCGGACTTGGAAAAAGAGATCGATAATCTTCTGCAATATCTTACAATCAAGAAACAAGAGGAAGAAGATGATTTTGGTTTTTCAAAGGAAACTGAAGAATCTTATCTTTAATAAAGTTCTTTTTGCCATTCCTCACCAGCAGGAGTCCACGTATTTTCATCGCCTGGAATTGAATATTCATCTGGATCGTGTCCGTCTTCTATGATACCAAACGGAACAAGTTCTTCTTCAATCATTTTCATTTGTTCTGCAAACATTTTCTCACGAATATCTTGGTCTGTCAATTCTCTAAAATATCTTTGTTGAACTAACCAAGAAAATATTACACAAGTCATCACCAAATCATCGTGAGTTCCATCATCAGCTTCCCAAGATGTGTTCTTTGCGATGAAGGTTGTCAATTCTGAAATCGTGTCAAAGTCATCAATCAAAAGGTTGTCTTTCTCAATCAAATCTTTGAGTGTTGCACATCCAATTCGTTTAACTTGTTTTGTGGTTCGTATTCCCATAGAAACATTCTTTGAGAAACCACCACCGATTTGCTGACCATTTCTGCCGTGCATCGTCACCATCATCATGTTTTCATATTCTAAGTCGTGATAAAGAATATCAGAAACTTGTTGTCCTATGTCATTGACTTCCACTAGAATGAATGCTTCGTTGTATTTTAGTGCTGTCGTATAGATGATGTTTGGATACAACATTGGTGAAATATCATTTCTACGATACTTCGCAACTTGACGATAGGGTTGTTTGGAAACATCAAAAACAGAAAAAGCCGAATAATCAAGACCAACACCTCTTGCAACATCACAAACCATTACATAAGTATGATTATGAACTGGTTCTTGATAAACGTCCAAACCCTCGTTGATGAAAACTGGTTTCTTAAAAGGCATCGACATAAGTTTTTCAGTAGAGATAAGAGTGTTTGAACTTCCCAGAAAAGAACACTCAAACTCTTGTTGAAACTGTCTTTCACTCGTATTACGAATCGTTTTTTCTTTCCATGCTTCATCTCTGCCTGGAACCTGTGACCAGTGAACTTCAATAGGAGAGTAGTCATTGTTTCCTTCTTCAGCATCTGTCCAGAGTTTGTAGAACAAATTCATACCATTTGGAGTAGAGACAATGAATACTTTGGTTGTCTGACCAGATGAGATCGTGGGATATACAGAACTGAAAAACTCTTCTGAGATATTTGACGGAACAAATGCAAATTCGTCTAGGAAGATTATGTTGAATGAACCACCACGAATTGCAGAACCAGATGTTGAACTCGCAAGAATCTTGGAGCCGTTCTCAAGTTCAATATTGCCTTTGTTCCAAATCAAAACTCCTTGTTGCAACCACTTTGGCATATGTTCGTATGCAAGTTGCAATCTTCCAAGAAGTTCCATTGCAGTTGTCTTTTTGTTTGCAAGAATCGCAACGGAGACATTTTCGTTAAAGATGATGTAATGAAGTAGGTATGCAAGAATTGTGGTTGACTTACCCGACTGTCTTGCCATCTTGCAAATGACAAATCTTTTGTTGTGAAATTTGTCAATCATCTCTGACTGATAATCTCTCACATCAAAAGGAATCAGTCCTTCGTCAACGGATACGATTTTTATGTATTGTCTTGCAAAGTGTTCTGGGTCTTCTTTACACTTGATGAACTCTTTGATTTGTTCTTCAGTAAAATCTTGAGGAACGTATGCAGCTTTGAGTTGAGGATTACCTAGATAAGTTTCGTGTTGGGGCATTTATTCTGGTTTTGAACAACTTAATGCTTTGAGTTCGTCTGTAGTAGTGCAAGAATCAACTTGGTTGGTAATGTCTCTCAATCTCTTTTTTTCTGTTACGATTGCAGTTGTATCAGAACCTTCTTCTTGTGCTCTCATGAACTTTATGTCTTCAGCTTCAAGTAATGGTTTTCTTTCTTCTCTAAGACGATTTTTTGTGATGTCTTTTGCTTTATTCATGTTTATTGTAATCACGCACCAACTCCATCAAAACTGTTTGTAAAGTCGTATTCCCAGGCATTCCTAAAATCTCTATCTGGTGGTAAATCAGAAGCATCAATAATTTTATATTTAACACCACTTGGAACATCTTTTAATGCAGTTTCTTCAAGTGATAACTCACCAGTTGGAGTAATTACTGAAATTCCTGTTTCGTTTGGATAAATAATTTTTTTGTCCATACTCTTTATTAACGAAAGATGGCGAGATTGAATATGCTAGTATCGGTGAAGGCACCTGATGAATTTTCCTCAACTTCAAAACGAATAAAAGTCGTGGATGGTGCTGGATCATCATAAATTCTAATATGCGCTGTAATAACATTTCTTACACCAGCACTAGTAACTGCACTGTAATTCGTGTCAGGTAATGCAGTTGTAAAATTGACTGTGTAACCGCCATTTCCATTATCGGTAATACTTGAAACATTACCTGACCCTCTAATTGCTATTGTTCCAGTTCCATTAAAATTAACCCATGCACGACACGCATAAATTGGTGCAGTTCCAGAAGCATTTAGTGCAGTTTTTACTCCTGAATGATTCGCTGCCATAACAACACCACTTCCCAAAGTTGCAGTATCACCAGACAGAGTGATTGGAGCAGAAGTTCCAGATGTTCCAACAATATTATCTACTTTTAGTGTACTTCCCATTTCTATACTATAGTGAGAGTTGCGGTTGATGGAACAGTGATTGTAGCATTTGCAGTCAAAGGTCCAACAAACAACATATTGTAATTTGCTTCTATTGTTACATCATTATTCAACACATTCTTGTTCTCAAAAGAGAGATGTCTTCCTGTTTCACTTTTTGCGTTGTGATTACTTGTGCGAAACCCAGCGGTCACAATGTCCACATCAACAATATCGTCAACTGGTCTTGCTGATGCAAAGACAATCGTATTATTTGCGTTTGTAAAAGTGTAATCATCTGTGTGCAACCTGACTCCGTTGAGATAAACAACCACATTGTCCTCAACGGCTGTGTTTGTGGACAGAGTAAAGGTAGTTGTTGCAGTTCCCGAAACAGTAAACTTTTCCCTTGTATGTGAGTTCTGTGCAAGTGCAGTAATCGCATTGAAACCGATAAGGTCAATGATGTCACCAGAAGATGGTGATGATGTCATGGTGATAAAAGTTCCAGCAGAATCAACTGTGTAATCGTCTGTCTCTTTCAACTTCACACCATTTTGAAAAACAGATACATTTGAGTCCGAAAATAATACACCAAATTGAGTCGTAGTTCCGTCTGCTGTGTAGGTTTTTCGGTCTTCTATCGTTTCAAAATTTTCTGCTGTATTTCCAATGTATCCCATTTTTATCCAAATCCCCCACCTGTGATTGTTCCTTCACCAGTGATTGTTCCCTCTCCTGTGATTGTAATGTCAGTTGCAACTGGGCAACCAAGTGCTAGTTTTTGTCCTGAAGGGATGTCCACTGTTCCTGTCACTTCAAAACTTCCAGAGTCAGACAAAAGTGCTCGTGTTCTTGTTCCATTACTTGGTGATGTATCAAGTGCAAACTCAAAGGTGATTGCATCCTTGAATTGCATATTCTCACCATTTCTTTTATTTGTTCGTAGTCCTATGTAACTCATTATGATATCGCTGTTATTCCAATTAGAGGCATTGTAAAAGCAGCGGCATCATCAACAGCACTACCTTCCCAATATTGCATCTCATGAAATCTATATTCAAAAGAAGTACTATAACTTCTGACTTGTAGTTTGATTGTTTTTCCTGATGTCCAAGATTCTACTCTTCCTGAATTTGCATCCGCACTACCCCCAATATGAAACCCCCATTTGAAATATACTCTTCCTTTTTCGTTATATGAGGTTCCCCAACCAGAATAACTTGCTCTAGCATAAACCACTTCCACATCATCTAAAAGTAATTTTGAGTTTGCACTAGCATTAGAATCTTCATATGATAATTGATAACTAAATTCATATATTACAGTTTGAGTTCCAGTGGGTGGAGTATAAGTTATGGTCGAACCTGTTAAATCTTCCCAAGTACCAGAGTTATTTTGAAGAGTTGTAACATTTTGAACTGTGTAAGTTCCACTTTGAACTGTGATTGCAGAACCATCGCAAGGTGAACAAAACTGTTCAATCACCATTCCAGGCGGTAAAGTTGTCATCACACCAGAACTATTCATCACAATCTTGTCAGTCCCAGAAGGATTTTGAACCTTGAAATTGGCACTTGTTCCAGATGGTTTTATGATTAGGTCACTCATTAAACATCCTGTTCAACAAAACTCAAAACACAATTAAAACTTGCAGCTGTGTCCGATTGTATCTTGATAATGTCAGTTGTATTCAAAAAAATCTTATTTCCAGATAAAAGTTCTATGGTTGAACCTTCTGGTATGGGAACATTCTTCACAAGAAATGCATCTTTGTTTGCGGCTCCACCAAAACCACTTGCATTACTTCCAGTGTCACTTGATATCGTAACTGAAATTTTGATTGTATTTGTTAAGATATTGCAAACGTGAAAACCAACAACAATAGCAGTTTTAGAACCAGGCACAGTATATAGATTTCGGTCTGTGTCTGCTGCTAAATCGCCACCAGAACCATCAATATCACTTGCGGATACAGTTATTACTTTGAGTGTATTTGCCATAGATTACTTTACATTTCTTATGTGAAAATATTTATTATCCGAAAATGATTGCATTTATGAGTGATTCATCTGCGACTGTAATAGTTTTTGTTGAACCAGTTCCACTTGCGGTTACAGTATCTCCGACAAAATTTAGAGTTGTACCTGAGTTTGCAGAACCAAGGTCAGATCCCTCTTCTTGAACTGTTATACCACTTGAACTAGATGCATAAGTTTTAATTACAGAAGCTGCAACTTTCTTGTTTGTTCCTCCACCCCCATCATCTACGATAAACAAATCAGCATCTGCAAGAGTTGATACAGATGATCCTGCTCCGTCAATGTCAAGAGATGCAATATTCACTCCACCAGTTGGAAAGACAGGGTTTTGAGAGAATGTAACTGCACCTCCTGACGCTATTGCAATTGCATCTGTGTCAGAAGCAGAACCTATATTTCCACCATCAGAAACTACGATATTTCCAGTTGAAGTAAGAGTTCCACCTGTGATATTTCCAGTTGTCGTAATCGTAGATGAACCAGTATCGATAGTTCCAAAACTAGATGTAATCGAACCAGAATTCAACGCTCCTACAGTTGTTGCAGCTGTAGTAACCAGATTCGGCATGGCAGTTATCTCATCGTCAAGATATGCTGCAAGAGTTTGAACTGTGGTCTGTGCCATAGTTCCACCATGATTCATCAAGATTCCGTGACCATCAGATACCGCAGTTGTTCCTATTGAAGAACCACCACCCAACAAACCCAATTCGGTTGTCGTGACAGCAGTGACCGCAACATCTCCGTTTGAATCTGACGCTAACGCTCGTGATGCAGTAAGGTTTTCCATCTTACTGAATGCAATTGCAGCATCAGATGCTACACTTGCATTGACAACTGCGTTTGATGCGAGTTGGTCTGCACCGACAGCATCATCTGCAATCATCGCTTGTTCTACAGCGTCATTTGCGATTGTTGAAGTAATTGTAATTCCAACAGTTCCATCAAAATTTGCAGTTCCAGAAATATCACCACCAACTGCGATAGCTCTGGCAGTTGCAAGCGCAGTTGCTGTTGATGCATTACCTGTGACCGCACCTTCAATATTTGCAACCAAAGTTCCAGTTGTAATAGAGAGGTTACCAGTTGAGGTAGATGTTGCAGTAGTTGTACCGACTATAAACTTGTCTGCACTTTCATCCCAAACAAAAATTGCATTGTCACCAGTAGAACCCCTTTCAATCACAAGTCCTGAATCATTACTGTTTGCACCAGACAATCCAGTATTGACTTCAATCAGATGTGCGGAAACTGTAAGTGTTTCTGAATCTTGAGTGGTAGTTGTTCCCTGAACTGTTAAGTTTTGCGAGATAGTTACATTACCACTTGAGTCAATTGCGATTGCATCAGTATCGGAAGCAGAACCAATATTTCCACCATTTGAGATTACAAGAGAACCACCAGTAATTGCTCCAGTTGTTGTGATTGTTGATGAACCAGTATCAATCGTTCCAAATCCAGATGTAATAGAACCAGCATTCAATGCACCGACTGTAGTTACATTTGAAAGTGTGTCTAATGCACTCTCAAAATAAGTTTCAAAAGAAGTCAATGCTACTTGTTTCATATCCCCATCGTCATTTACAACTACTCTGTCTGCATCTGCAAGTGTGACTGTTGATGCAGATGTCCCACCATCCAATATTCCAAGTTCAGTTGCAGTAACATCACTTACAGCAATAACTCCTGTGCCACTTGAAACCAAGGCACGACTTGCTGTTGTGGTTGCAAGTTTTGAAAGTGCAATTGCAGCTCCAGATGCAACACTTGCGTTTACAACCGCATTGGATGCTAACTGATCTGCACCAACAGCGTCATCTGCAATCATTGCTTGTTCTACTGCATCATTCGCAATCGTGGAACTTATGGAGATTCCTGCTGTTCCGTCAAAGTTTGCAGTTCCAGTTATATCCCCACTAACCGCAATCGCTCTAGCAGTTGCAAGTGCAGTTGCTGTGTCAGCATTCCCTGTGACTGCACCCTCAAGATTCGCTACTATGGTTCCTACTGTTCCAGAAGTGACAACCTCTGAACTTATAGTTGCATCTGGAATAAAAGTAAGTTTACCAGCGGAATCATCAAAACCAAGAAATGCAGTTTTTGCAGCAGAACCTGTGTGATACTGCATTGCAAGACCAACGTCTTTGTTCGTGTCAGATGCTAATGAACCTCCACCAGATGCTGTTTGTAAAGTCATAATTGGATCAACAACTGTCATGACTGTACTGTTTACAGTCGTTGTTGTTCCTGAAATTGTCAAGTCACCAGTAACAGAAAGATTTTGTGATACAGTAACATTTCCATTTGATGCAATTGCGATAGCGTCAGTATCAGAAGCAGAACCAATGTTTCCACCATCTGCAATTACAACATTTCCAGATGAGGTTAATGTTCCACCAGTAATATTTCCAGTTGTTGTAATCGTTGAGGAACCTGTGTCAATCGTTCCAAAACCAGAAGTAATTGAACCAGAGTCCAATGCACCGACAGTCGTTGCAGCTGTCGTAACTAAGTTAGGCATTGCAGTAATTTCATCGTCAAGATAAGCTGCAAGAGTGGTGACATTGGTTTGTCTCATGGTCCCACCTTGGTTCATAACTAGACCATGACCATCTGCAACTGCTGTTGTTCCCACTGAAGTTCCACCATCTAAAATACTCAATTCAGTTGAAGTTACGTCACTTACACTTATTGCACCAGTTCCACTTGATACTAATGCACGACTTGCTGTTGTAGTTGCAAGTTTTGACAATGCAATAGCGGCAGAAGATTTTATATCTGCATTTACAATATTTGTAATTGTGTTACTATCAGAGTCAATTGTCTGTCCAAGTATTGTAGTCGTTCCACCCACATGAACATACGAACCCATGAAACCATGAGAACTACATTGATAAGAAAGTGTGAATGGTGTGGTATCATCAACTACGATTTGCGTAAAAGCACCAGCACTTCCAGCAGTTCCGTTTGTTGTTACACCAGTTGTGAATGCAGTTCCTTTTGCATCGTCTAAGTAAAATCGTAGTGGGTGAGTGCTGTTTGAATTATCTGCCTGGTCAAATCTATATGTTCCTTGAGTTAGGTTGAGAAATGGAGCTTCAATTCCGTCAAGGTAGTAAGCGTTAGAAGAACCACCAGAGTTGGGATGTGCAGAAGTTTTACTTGCAACTGTAACAGTAATTGTCTTCATGGTCCCTTGATCAGAGGTTCCCGACAATTTACCAAAAACTGTTTTATTTGTGAGTGTTTGTGTGTCAGTAGTAATTACAACACTAGAACCAAGAGTTATATCTGTCTGGTCATTTCCTGAATCATCTGTTGCAACAATTTTTGTTCCATCAAAATTTAGTCCTGCTCTTTCAGTGAGGTCACTCCCAGCATTTTGAATAGTATGCTTGGAACCACCTCCACCAGATACAGTTTGATAGGTTCCATCACCTCTTAGAAACTTTGATGCATTAGCAGTTTGGTTACTAAAATCTAAAAGATTGAGTTCTGCTGGTGTTGCAGTGATTTCTGTTCCACCAATAGAAATTGCAGCTGCATTTACGTTGCGAAATCCAGTTATGTCTTTGTTGGAATCAACAATTACTGCTTTACTTGCAGCAACTGTCCCAGCAGTGACGTTATCTAGTACTGTGAGTTCAGATGATGCTAGTTCTGTTCCACCAATTACAAGGGTAGAACCACTTAGATGTAAATCTTTCCAAGGTCTGTCAGCGGAACCTAAGTCAAAAAAGTTTGCAGTTGTTGGAATCAAATCAGAAGAAATTTTGTTTGGATCTAATCCACCTCCTGCGTTAGACATTTGGTTGATTAACTTGATAACCTTTTTCTCTAAATCTTCGATTCTTTTTTGTGTAGGTGTTTTATCTTTTGGTTTTTCTTTATCTTTTTCTTGTTTTGAAATTGCATCTGCAACAGCATCTACTGTCGTTTCTTGTTCTGCAATTTCTTCTCGTTCTTCATCAACCTCAACGTCCTCTTCATGTCCAACTGTTTCCTCATCCACTCCAACTGGTTCTTTAACGTCATCCTCTTTTTGTTCTTCTGTAACTTCCACAGTTTGAAGTTCAGGTCCAGTATCGTCTTCATTGAGTACCTTTTTTTCTTCTTCAATCTCTTCTAAATTACCTCCAAGTTTCAGAAAGAGATTTTCTAAAGATTTAAGTGCTTTTTCTTCTTTTTCGTTTTGTTCTTTTTCTATTCCCTCTATTTTTATTCTATTCTCTTCATCAGCCTTTTCAATGTTTTCTTTGATTTCTTTGGAGTATTTTTCTTTACTTTCTGCTAATTCTCTCCGTATCTTCTCATACTGTTTAAGAGGATTCTTAGCGTCCAACTCTTCTTGAATTTTGCGTTGTTTCTCTTCCTCTTGTAGTTTGAGGTCAAGTTTAAGTTGTGCGTATTTGTCTAATATTTGGTCAGAATCAGGCATAAATCTCCAAAAAATGGAAAAACTACATTATGAATATTTATTCTATTGAATTACGACATTTCTCTGCAATTACCTCAAAATCAATTAATGACATAATATATGGGACAAACTCCATAAAAGAAAAAATAGATATAGCACTTATGAGTCCAATCAAAAACGTCTGGTAACTTCTTTTTAACCATTTAAACTTGTTTGTTGCTAGGACTCTTCCCATACCATATATGTCTCCAACAATTGCATCGTAGGTTCTAGAATCCTGAAGTAATCTTTTTGAATACTCTTTCTTAAATTCTTCTAAACCAAGATAAGCAAAATGTCCGAAAAAGAGAGGATTGAAGAATGGTGACTCCCTATCAATATCACCAGATTTTGTTTTTGGATATCCTGTTTTGGGGAGAATAACGATGATTGCCATAATTAATGCGACAACTGAAAACATACCTAATATGACAAGTGGAACTCTTAACGCATAATTATCCATATTTGCAAGTGTAATTGAAAACACAATTGAAGAAACAGTAATCATAATATTGGCCTTTGTATCTGCCATGAGAGTAAGGCTCACGATATTAGATAGATTTAATCTTAATATGTTGTCAATTGCTGTTGAGGAAGGAGCATCCCCAAAGATATTTTCAGACGACTCAAAATTTCTTTCGTCCCAAGGTTTGAATGACATTATTTACCTCAAAGGGGGAGCGTAAAGTAATCCACCCTTTGTATAAAGTTTATTCATCCCCCTTTTTAGACCTAAGTCAGTTTTTGGTCCAACGTTCTTTTCGTAGATTTCTCTATAATTTCCTATTTGTTTAATCACTTGATACGCCCAATCACTATTTAAATCAAGTTTTGCTCCAAGGTGTGGAAAATCTTCACCATCTCTTTCACCCATGAATCTTTGAATTTTTGGATCTTTGTTTTCCTTGAAAGAATCTATGTTTTGTGAATTGATCTCCCATTCTTCAGCGATGAACAAGACATACACAACCCATCTTGCAATGTCACTCCATTTCTGGTCACCATATTTGACTGCTGGACCAAGAGGTTCTTTGGATATGATTTCTGGAAGAATAATGTGTTCCTCTGGATACATAAAAGTTGCTTTTTTTGATGCAAGAGCTGACCTGTCTGTTCCATACATATCACAATCACCATCTATGTAAAAATCTTCTGGTGACTCATCTGGATAAAGATTTATAGGAATATATTTTATGTTCCACAACTCAAAAAAATCTTGGACGTTTTGAGATGCAGTGGACTCTTCTTGAACACATACTCTTGCACCAACTAATTGTTTTGCACTTATGACTCCAAGATTTTTTCTTACTATGAATCCCTGACCATCATAAAAAGTTGTTGGCAAAAACTCTATTCTCCATTTCACGTTTCTTGAATAAGTCCATGTAGTTGTTGCGGAGAGAATGTCAATAGTTCCGTCAAATAACATTTCAAACCTTGTTCTGCCATCCACCTCTATAAAATTAATTTTGTCTTTATCTCCAAACATTGCGACTGCAAAAGCACGACATATATCTACGTCAAATCCCTTCCAAACTTTATCTCTATTGATGCTAAACCCATAGACATCATCATAAGTTCCACAAATTACTTTACCTCTATCTAAAATTCTTTCGACAGTTGAACCAAAATATGGATTATATTCATCACCAACTTTATAACCCATACCCATCATATGTTTTTCTTTATGTGTTTCTTCTACCTTGCGTAACCTCTCAAGTTCAGCTCTAAGTTCAGATAGTTCCTCAGAACGTATGATAGTTGTCTGTGCAGGACCAAAAATCGGTATCTCGTTTGCATTCCTTACTACACCCGATGGTATTTTTTCAACCTTTTTTTCTTGTTCAATGATTTTGATTGGAGCTAATTTTGAGGGTATGACAAATGTATCACCTTTTTTTACATCTCTGTCCCAATTGTAATTACCCGTGACTTTTTCGAGAACAGATAAAAATTCACCTCTGTCTTTATATCCTGCTTTTTTCATCATTGCAGGAATATCAAGACGATTTCGTATCGTAAATTCAGCCTTTATTTCAACCATTGTCGTTTCTTGACCTTGAAGAACGTACCCCTGTCCAATCGCAAGAATCCAAAAAGAGACAAAAAGTGAAAATAAAATTTTGTGTATCATTTCAGTGTTCGATATACTTCCATAAGTTGGTCATCTGCTAAAGGAGTTGTCATTGTATATACTCTTTGATGACCAATTTCCATATATGCTTTGAGGTCTGCAAAACTAGGATATTTTGCTTGAAGATTGTGAAGAAGATAATCTGGTTCAAGATGACATTGAGCACAAACATTGTCTTTTGCAAACACTCTGGTCGCTTGTTTATACCTGTCACTTTGTGTTAAAATAGCAGACAAATCTTTCTCAATGTAATTAATCTTATCTTCCATGCCTGGTAAAATCATGAAGATTAAATATGCGAGTAATCCAATAACAACAAATGAAAATGTTTTAACACTCTTAATTGTATTTAAAGTATCTGTCTCTATTTGTTTTATCGGTTCAAATTTCACTTCCTCTTCGCCGTTTGTTTCAATTGTAGCTTGAACACTTCCAGTTGTAGTTGAATTTTTTCTTTTGCCTTGTTGTTCGGCCATTTCAATTCCTCACAAAAAATTAGTTTTTACCTCTACCAACTTGTATAAGTTTTTTACTTACTTGTTGTGAGAACCACTTTAATACAATTGGAATACTCACATTTGATGTTAAACCGAATAGAAATCCAATTGGATATCTATAACTCTCATAAGGCGCTAATTGTGGAACATTCGTAAAAACAATAGAAATAAGAATGTACCCTGTCACCGACATTCCCATGTTAATAAACAAATCAAATATAATCATGAGTTTATTATCTGCATATTTTTCTTTATGATCAGTCCTATAATTAAATAAGAAAATCCAAAAAGAAGAAAACAGGACTAAACCGATCATTGTCATTTCAGACATTGAAAATATATCAATCATTATTCGCCTCTTTCTTAACTAGTTTCAATAAGTCAGCCGTACTACCCACAAATAATGCGTTAGTAACGTTCTGAGCTTTTGTTACTTCTTGACGCTCACTATCAGATTTTAACCGATTTTTCTTTTGATGCAGATCCATGAGTTTTTCTTGAGCATCAGTCATGTTTTTGAGAAGTTGACCGAATACTTCAAAGGCTCTTGGAGATTCTTCTGACTTTGCTATGTCAAGAAGTTCCTCCATTGCATCTCTACCTCTTTCAATAACATCATACATATTCTCACGAGCATATTGAAAATCGTTGTCTGCTTTTTTATCTTCAGTTTGACTCTCAATAACTGCTGGAGAAGTAACAGTACCAATTGTATTTATTGCATCAGTCGTTTCATCGACTAAATTAAGATGTTTTTCAATTCTCTGTTCAACAATTTTTTTCACTTCTTTCATAGTAACTTATTTAGGAGTCAGTCCCACTCACAGGGTCATGAGTTTTTCCAGCAGGAAAAAACGAAAATGTTTCGCTGAATCCAAAATCTTCATCTGTAATGTCTGATGTTTTTGAAACTACATTCGTTCTACTTATTGTCTTACCCGCTGTTGCAGCTTCACTCGATTCCTCTGACAATACTCTAATACGAGTAGAATCGTCAAACTCATGTCCGTCAAGAATTATATTATTGACTGTAAATGGTGTACTATCTTCTGTGATGATGAATACTGGTTCTGCAGGCACATCTTCTGTCATCAGATGAGTGTCAACTGTAACATCCGTAATAACCTTTGCATTGTCTGTGACATCTGGAAATAAATAACTCTTCATCACAAAACTAAGAGTCCAAATGATAGAACGTCTTGTAGCAAAGTCACCCTCGTAAGTATCTTCACTTGTGACAGAGTTGAGAACCAAAGGAATGTCCATTTTGATTCCCATTGAAGATACGAGTGTCATACTAAAGGTAAACTCTGGTGTAAAGAACGGAAGAATCTGTTCTAAAATCTGTGTTCCATCTTCTGCATTCTTCACAAAACAATAAAGAGAAAAGTCATAATTGTAAGGAACAGGATTAAATTGTTTTTTTAGACCAGTTGTTCCTGTCTTGACATTTCTACCCATTGTATTCAGTTTTCTTGTTCCATCATATGTCATTGCGGTCATCTCAAATCCCATTCTCGGAACAGTTAATGCTACCTTCGGATTGAGATTTGGATCACCACTAATACGAACCAGCATTTTATCTTTTGGTCCATAAGATAATGGTATCTTCAGAGATTCAACAACTTCATCTGAAGAATTTGTTCTACGAACTTCTATATTGTTAAACAATGTTCCAAACGCAACCACCATTTTGCGACTGATTTGATGATAAAAATATGTTCCAAACATTACGGATTCTCTCCAAATGGATTGCTTTCAGTAAAGTCAAATACTGAATCTGCATCAATTTCAAATTGTTTGTTTGCTGAAACTTGATCCGATGTTGAATCATCAATTGTTTGTAACGTTTCTGCTGTTTCAGTAGTTGATTGCGTAGCTGCAAACGTACCAGTTGCTAAACTATCTGCACCAGTGATTATCTCACCCACTGAAAAATTACCAGTAAGGTTGATAAGGTAAAGATAACTTGTAGACGAATCCCACCTCGCAACTTCTGCTGTTTTAGATGATGTTCCACCTGTGACAGTTTCACCCTCTGTAAATGTACCAGAGATAGAGGATAACTCAAATGTGCGAACAAGTGATTGTTTTTGTTCAATAACATCAACTTCCTCAACACCAGTATCCAACTTTTCGTCAGAGTAAGTAAAGAGTTCACAAGTCAAGTCAAATGTAGGAAGAGCTCCTGTCTGGTAAAAAGGAGTTTCGTGTTCGACAAACATAATCTGAAAGAGTTTTTCGGTTAAAGGAAAGAAAATTAAGTCACCCTCTTTTGGACGAACACCAATGTCAAGTCCTTCAAATGCTCGTCTTGCAACCGAAAATACAATCTGGTCACGTATTTCCAGACCAAACTTAGATACTAAATCACCCTCCCCCTCAAAACCATCAACCGACTTGATATACATTTCGATGGAATAAGCATCTTTGTATTCTGAAATAGAATCCTCTCCAAGAATTTTATCTTCATTGACTAATGTTCTTGGAATGTAATTTACATCGTGTCCATAAATTTGTATGGACTCAGTGACTAAGGAGTGAAGAAGTTCCTGTTCATTCCTGGCGTCAAAGTTGCGAAAGTAAGTATTTGTTGGCATCTCATCCTACGTAGAAGTTGTCTGGGAGTTGATATCGCATTTGCATTTCTTCTTCAAGTTTTTCTACTTCAGTATTACCATCGTCATAAATCTGTCTTCCGTTGAGAGTCACACCGCCTGGTAACTGAACACCTTCATATTTGATGAGGTTTGCACCCCATTGTTTCTTGAATAGAGAAGTAACATATTTTTTGATAAAGATATCATTGAATAGTTCTGAATATGTAGAACCATCTATTTTCTTGAATACCAATGCTATGATTGCATCTCCAATTTCAACAGCCGTATCCCAATCCATGTCGATATAAAGTTTGTCTGTTAAACGATTGAAACGAACCTGTCTTGTTTCTGATGCACCAAAAACTTGATTAAGTAAAGATAAATTTTGTCTTCCTGTCACATAGTTTGATATTCCTGCTCCTGTGACAAGATGTGGTAATTCATTCAACCGAAACTGATATTCAAAAGAGAACATATCGTTAGACGAAAGACCTTTACTTACTGGAAGAATGTCCTGAACACCAATGATTGTATCATCAACTGTGAGTGCTCGTGAATCTATATTTCCAAACGAAACACCACCAGATGCAACCACACCAGTAGCTCCAGAACTTGAACCTGTTACAGTTTCTCCTGCAACAAAAGTATTTGCAACTGTGTTTGCAGCACGAATACCATTTCCATCTTTATGTTCTTTAAACTTTAGAATGGTGGTAGAAGTCACATCGTGAATCTTTGCAGTGGCATTTGAAGTTCCACCAGTGATTTTTTCACCCTCTGTAAAAGTTCCAGTAGAAGCACCAGAAAAAGTTAATGTACTTGGTTCGACTAATTCTACAAGAAAATGTCTTTCTGTTCCGTCAAAGTGATATTCTTGAAAATACTGAATTGCTTCGTCAATCAAATCATTCATCTGCTCATCTGCAAGATTGACTTCAACAACTGGTTTACCTAACTTACGAAGCGCATATTCTTTCAATTCAGTTGTAGATGCTGGTTGTGTTGCTGACATATTTTTATCCGTTGTTGATTTCAGCAGAAGCACTTACTGTGATTAGACCTTCTGCAAGTCGTTCTTTTATTGTTCCGCCACTTTGTGTAAAAGTAAGTGAGTAGAAATACTTGCCTTCTGCAAGAGCTGCGGTCTGAGTTGCAGTCAAAGAAAAAGTGCAGTTTGCACCCGAAACAGAAGTAGTAAATGTTTGGAGAGTATTTGCGTATGCAAAGTTTTTAATGATTCCCCCTGCAACTGTTCCAGAGGAAATTGTGACCGCTGCAGAAGAGTTGTTCTCTGCACCTATTGTCTTTTCAAACGTAGCACCTTGGTCAATGGTGTAGTTTTGAACCTTCTTTTTGAGTGAAACTGCCATGGAAAATCCGTAGTATTGTAATGAACATATTTATCTCTTAATATTTATGAAACTACAACACGACTGTTTTCTCATGGCCCACAATTACATTGGGGTCAACCCAGATATCATAGTTATTGTCTCTTGCACGATGACAAAATTCAACGTCATCCCAGACAAACTCTTCCCAACCATTAGGATACTTCTTCTTTCTGGGATAAAACCAAGGGTAGGTAAAACTCTCAAAAACACCTCTTTTGACTAACATCCAACCCATTCCAGTATAATCAACTCGAAACAACTTACCTTTTTTCTTTTTGAGGTCTTCTCTTTGCAAAAAGCGATAGTGAGCATTGTCTGCAAAGAAATCTTCATCTATGTGTTCTACAGTTGCATAGTTGATATTGTCTTGCATCATGTAAAGGCCGGAAATGATGTCTCTGTCATGGT